CCTATACTACTATATATATAATATTAATATTCTTTATTATTTTAATTTATATTATAGAGAAAAAATCGACATTATCGACATTAAATTAATAATCAGATAGTTAACTAAAGAAAATCGACATAAAACCGACATAGTATGACACAAAATGTGACGATATTCCAAAATATAAGGGAAACTGATACTCCTTTCTTCCGTGATGTACACATAATCCTAGACAGGATTAAGGATGGAGCAGGTGCAACAAAGGAATTGGTAAAGAAAATACGCTTAGAAAAGCGTAAGCCTGAGAGACAGGAACTAAAGAAACAACTGCCTGCAATATGTTTTAGTGGTACGTTCAACAAAAGAACTGATGCATCATTGCTTGAGCACTCAGGATTGATATGCTTAGACTTTGATGGATACCTAAAGCAGAAAGAATTATTACAAGACAAAGAGGGTTTATCCAAAAACAAATATGTATTCTCTGTGTTTATTTCACCATCAGGAAATGGATTAAAAGTATTGGTTAAAATTCCGGCAGATGCAGAGAGCCATACATTGTACTTCAATAGCTTAGAGAAGTACTTTAACAGCCCTTATTTTGATAAGACGAGTAAGAACCTCAGTAGAGTATGTTACGAGTCCTACGACCCTCTAATTGCGGTCAACGAGAATTCCTCTATTTGGGACGTGATTGAGGAGCCTGAGTACACGGAGGTGAGCAGGTCAAGAGACAAAGCTACCATACCCATTACAGATGAGAATAAGATTGTAGAGATACTTGTAAAGTGGTGGGAGAAAAAGTATCCAATGAGCGAGGGACAGCGTAATCAGAACGCATACGTTCTTGCTATGGCATTTAATGACTTCGGTATCAACAAGAGCCTTGCCTCATACGTGCTAAATCAGTTTGCATCAGAAGACTTTACGCTCAGAGAGATTGGTACAACCATTGACTCAGCGTACAGACAAGTTGCGAACTTCGGAACTAAATACTACGAGGATGAGGAACGCATCAACAGTATTAAGGCAAAGCTAAGACGTGGCGTATCAAAAAAAGAAATCCGCATCCAATTGCAAGACTCCAACTTGGATAGCGATACCATTGAGTCCGTACTTAATAAGGTTGAGGAAGAGAATGCAATGCAGACCTTTTGGGACAGGAACGATAGAGGAGTCATTAGGATAGTACACATACACTTAAAGCAATTCTTGGAGGACAATGGGTTCTATAAGTATTGTCCTGAGGGTGGTAAGAACTACATATTCGTTAAGGTTACTAACAATTTAATTGACCACACATCTGAGAAGGAGATAAAAGACTTCGTGCTTACGCACCTGTTGGAGTTGGATGACATAGCTGTATACAATTATTTTGCAGACAATACACGATTCTTTAAGGAAGAGTTTCTATCCTTGCTGTCAACGATTGAGATTTACTTTATTGCAGACAATAAATACACATCATACCTATACTACAAGAACTGTGCAGTAAAAATTACAAAGGATGGCATTACAACCCTTGACTACTTAGACTTGGGTGGTTATGTTTGGAAAGACCACGTTATAGATAGGACGTTCAACCTGTGTAGTATAACAGATGCGTGTGACTTCAAGAGGTTTGTAAGTAATATTAACGGAGGAGACCTAGAGCGAGTAAAGACAATGGAGAGCACGATAGGATTCCTGTTGCATGGATACAAGAACTTATCGTTCTGCCCTGCCGTGATTCTTAATGATGAGGTGATTAGCGATAATCCTGAGGGTGGTACAGGAAAGGGATTAATTATGAATGCACTGAGCAAGATGAAAAAGTTGGTCGTTATTGATGGCAAGTCATTTGCATTTGAGCGTAGCTTCGCCTATCAGTTGGTGTCAGCAGACACGCAGATACTTTGTTTTGATGACGTAAAGAAACATTTTGACTTCGAGCGTTTGTTCAGTGTCGTGACCGAAGGTCTGACACTTGAGAAAAAGAACAAAGACGCTATCAAGATTCCGTTCAGCAGGTCTCCAAAGATTGCTATTACTACGAACTATGCAATTAAAGGTACAGGAAATTCATTTGCAAGACGTAAGTGGGAGTTGGAACTGCATCAGTATTATACTAAAGAATATACGCCACTTGATGAGTTTGGTAAGTTAATGTTTGGAGATTGGAGCGATGACGATTGGTGTGAGTTTGACAACTACATGATAGGATGCCTAATGAACTATTTGAATACGGGTCTTGTAAAGAGTAAGTTTGTCAACCTTAAGATTCGTCAGCTATCAGCAGAGACTTGTCATGAGTTTATTGAATGGTGTGGATTGGTAGATAGCACAGATAAGAGCGTAGTCTTACAGCCAAATACAAGACTTTATAAAAATGAGTTGTACTCCAACTTTATTGATGAGTACCCTGATTACGCACCGAGAGGTAGGATGAGCGTCAGTAGGACTAAGTTTTATAAATGGATTATTGCCTACGCCCTTTACAAAGAGGGTGTAATGCCGGAGGAAGACAGAGACCAAAGTGGACGATGGATAATAATCAGAAGTAAGCCTGAGACATTTCAGGAGCAAATATTTTAAACAAAAAGCTATGACAGCACAAGAAAAAACAAAACAATTAGTTAGTATTAATTCAGTTACTATACTCAGTGAAGTAGGTAGTAAGCTAACTATGTATGAAATTAAAGAGATAGCTAAACAATTTGCATTACTTTCAGCAGATGAGGTACTAAGTACCCTATATGATTATCATTATGATTCCGGAAGTGGAGCATACGACTATTGGCAAGAAGTTAAACAAGAAATAGAAAAGTTATGATACTAAATTCAAGTATACCGAATTTTAAAGCTATGGTAAAGAAATCTTACTTTACTAAGGATGAAAGAGACAAAGATGAATACTACAATGTTTATGTGTTTGGTATTCAATCATGCAGTGGTAAGATACTTACCTTTCATGTGATAACTGACTCAGGAATGCTAAGGAGCAGAGTACCAATTTCAGAGATATACACTAAAATACCAACGAATAACATTCCGTTTAACTACAAGCAGTTATGGGACTGCTTTAGCGAGAATGTGTCTGTTGTTGAGTACGAATTTTTAGGATTCCACAGGGCTCATGTTGTATTAAGAGATGGCACCAAGGTGTGGGCTACCTATATGTTTACAGTTGATTGGTATAACAATCCATACAGCGATGAGCCATCAGACTACAAGTGTGGTCATATATTAAAATCTGATGATGGTTATTTACTTTGTATGCCCAACAATAGAGTATTTTGGAAGGATTCTAATTGGGTAACAAAACAATTGCCTGAAGATTTAAAGCAGTTTAAAGTAGATACTGAACTACATTCTGTAGAAAACCAATCAGATAGGTGGGTATCTGAAGATAATAATTCTTTTTACTATAACATAAATAAAGAAAACTAATGCTACTTGTTAAAAATTATATAGCTGTATCTCAAGGCAAAGGGTTTGGACTATTTGCTTCAGAGTTTATTCCAAAAGATACTTTAATATGGCAGTTTGTTGAAGGCTTTGACATAAAGGTTCATAAAGATAAATATGAAACATTAACTAACATTCAAAAAAAACATATTGATACTTACTTTTGGAGAGAGGGTGATTATTTATATTCGTCTTGCGACCATTCAAACTTTCAAAATCATAGTAATAATCCAAACTCTATTTGTTTAGATGAATATAAAATGATTGCATTAAGAGATATATGTAAAGACGAAGAAATATTAGTGGATTATAAAGATTTTGACGATGACTTTAATTCTTATAAAGATATACTAATATAAAGAAAATGATTGAACGCACCTTAGGATATAGCAACAAGGCAATGTGGGACTACTGCGAAACGCTTAAGAAGGTAATCCTACAGACTAAAATTGAAAAGAGTGGTAGAGGGAATGCTGTACAGATTTATAAAGTATTAAAGTACAGGAGCGACAAAAATACCATTAATAAGATAGTAGAAAGCTGTGAGTATTATAAAATTTTAAATGAAATGGAGAATAAAGGTGGCGTTACATTCAGGGATTACCAAAGTGATATTATCCTAAAAGGGTCTGAGATATTGATAAAGAACAGATTCCTATACCTTGCAATGGAGGTGAGAACGGGCAAAACCCTAACAAGTCTTGGCATTGCAGAGAATGTACGTACATATCAGGTTCTATTCATTACCAAAAAGAAAGCAATTAGTTCAATTGAAGCCGACTACAGTATGCTAAAGCCAACTTACTCCCTGTCTGTCATAAATTACGAAAGCCTGCACTTGGTATGTAATGATAAAAAGTGGGACTTGATAGTATGTGATGAAGCACACAGTGTTGGGGCTTTTCCTAAGCCAAACAATAGAGCAGTGGCAGTTTGTGACTTGATTCGTAGAGATAATCCTATGGTGATTCTATTGTCGGGCACACCAACACCGGAGTCATACTCACAGATGTACCATCAGGTATATGGTATACCAACCAACCCGTTCAGGGAGTTTAAAAACTTCTACAGGTTCTGTGATAGGTTTGTCAATGTAAAACAGCGTAAGATTAACGGATTGTTCGTTAATGACTACAGTAATGGATTAGATACCATACTCAAAGAGATGGAGCCATACACCATAAACTACACGCAACAGGAGGCAGGATTCATGGCAGAGACCAAAGAAGAGATATTGGAGGTAGAGATGAAGGAGTCAACCTATAAGTTGATAAATAAACTTAAGAAGCAATTGATAGTAGAAGGCAAAGATGAAATAATTTTAGCAGATACACCGGTTAAGCTAATGACAAAAGTGCATCAGCTATGCAGTGGCACCATAAAGTTTGAGAGCGGTAACTCAATGATAATTGACCTGAGCAAAGCTGAGTTTATTAAAAATCAGTTCAATGGGTGTAAGATTGGCATCTTCTATAAGTTCAAGGAGGAATACAACGCACTTAAGCAAGTGTTCGGTGATGAGCTCACGACAGAGCTAAGTGTCTTTGAAGACACGCACAAGAACATCGCACTACAGATTATATCAGGGCGAGAGGGAATATCGTTAAGGAAGTCAGAGTATTTGGTTTACTACAACATTGACTTCAGTGCCACAAGCTATTGGCAGAGCAAGGACAGGATGACAACAAAGGAGCGACTTGAGAACAAGGTGTATTGGATATTTGCAAAAGGAGGAATCGAACACGATATTTATAAAGCGGTAACGAAAAAGAAAGATTATACAATTAACCACTTTAAAAAAGATTTTTATGATGACAATTATAGTATGCCTAATAATCGCTTGTATAATAGCATTTGAAATGTATATCATGTCTGATGATGAAAATTGATACAATGAAAGAACAGCAGATACAGGCTAAGAAAATTAAAGAGTTGGAAGTTGATGGATACTATGTAATCAAGTTGATTAACACCAACAAGAATGGCATTCCTGACCTAATAGCCATACCACCAAACTCTGACGTACTGTTCGTAGAAGTGAAGAAACCCGATGGGAAGCTATCTAAGTTACAAGAATACCGGCTAAAGGAATTGGAGAAGCACGGAGTAAAGGTGGAAGTGTACAAAGGAATTTAAATTAAATCAAATGGAAGAAGAGATATTAAATGAAATGAATCAGCTTAAGTTTATAGTAAACTTTGTGTTTGATGTTGATATAATTTCTAAAAAAAGAAAAAGAGAATGCGTAGATGCGAGAAAGGTGTTCTCAAAAATATTAAACGATAACGGATGCGGTCCGTCTATTATTGGAAATTATTTAAAAAAAAATCATTCAAGCATTATACATTATCTTAAAACAGTAAATTCATTAATTAAATTTGACCAATCATTAATGGAAAGGTATTTATATGCAAAAGATATGTACCTTAATAAAAAACAAATTCCATATTACCAAAGCAGTCATAACAAGTTGACTAACAGGGAGAAGAAACAACAGTCTAAAATATATGGACTAAATAATGAAATAGAACAACTAATTGTAGAGAAATCAAATCTAATGATTTTAGCAAGTAAAAATAAAAGACTATCAGATATAATAGAACTTATTGATAAACAAACACCACATGGTCAAGAGAGTTACGTGATGCGTAAAATTAATACCATGTTTAATGGGTTAAATTTTTATGGATGATAACAAAAATGACGATAACGCAAGAGCATTGCGTATCTTCTTGATGACTAGTGAGTGCCACGAAAAGGTAACTAATGTTTACGAGAACTTAGTTGACAAGGACTTTGAACCTGCAAAACAAGATTTGATGGCACTAATATCTGAACTCCATGTTATTTTTGACAAAATAAAATACAATGACTTTTGAAACAGAAACAGATTTGCTTAGAGAAAATAAAGCAATTAAACTATTTGTAAGCATCTTTAGTGGGTCATTTAAAAAGTTAGACCCTAATGACATAGACTTTAAAGTATTTGACAAAGACAATAAGCTGATAGCTTATGCAGAAGTAAAAGGTCGTATACGTACTATGCGTGACTCGTACCCGCTTCCAATCTCTGCTAGGAAGTTAGTTAAGCTAATAGACAAAAGAGTCTCTCCGGTCATTATATGGGCTTGTGACGATGGTATAATTTACGGTAAGGCAGACAACCTCTACGGAGATATTAAATGGGGAGGTCGCCCTCCCCGTGTTGGTTCCGCAAATGATGCAGAGTTAATGGTCTACTATGATAAGCAGAAAGGATTTAAGTACATTAGATATGTTTAATTATTTCTTTTTAGGAGGAGTAGTATATTCATATTCTTTATCTTCTCTTTTCCTATTTATTTTTGATAATTTAGATTCAACAGATTGTTCGTATTTTGTTTTTTCGTACCAATCTGAACCTACACCAAACCTTTCATTATATAAGGATTGATTATAACGTTTCATTTCTGATTCATTATCATACCTAACTCTATTTTCAGAGTCATATAAAAGTCTGTCCTTACGTTCTTTTTTTCTTTTATTAGATTCTTCAATTACTTTCTTTTGTTCTTTTGTACCTTTAACTTGAATTATCTTTTTGTTAATAATTCTTAACTCATCTTCGTCTGTTGTACTTTCCTTCAATTGACGTAAATCTTTTATTTTTTCGTAGTCTTCAGTGCTAGTTATAGATGAGCTAGAAGTGTTAGCAGCTTTGCGTAAGTCCTTATAAATTTCATCGTTTACAGCTTTCTTTACGTCTTTGTAAATAGGTATAAGACCAAGGTTCCCCGCTACTTCAAGAGGGATTTTGTAATTTACTGTCATATCCTCTCTTCTTATAGCCTCAGGTTCTTTTTTTGTTGAACCCTCACCCATTACTCTGCTAGTTATAGCACCAAAATTTTTACCTATTAAGACAGCAGTACTTAATGCAGGAGTGTAAGCTCCTGCCATATTAAGAGCTACTTTTGGTATATCTATATCTCCTCTTTCGTTAAAATTTAAATAGGAGTATGCAATATTGTCTTTATAGAAATCATATTCTCCGTTTCTAAGAAAGTCAAGATATTCTTCATTGATTTGTTCTACACCAAAGTTTATCATCCCTCTTACTGCATTACCAAAATTCCTCCCAACAGTATACCCAACAAGTACGTTAGCCAATCCTCTTCCAAGTTTTTGAAAAAATGATTTCTCATCTACTTCTTCTTCATCTTCCCAATCAAATGCAAGACCAAGAGCCGCACCAACAACACCTGCCCCCATATTGGCAACCATAACCTGATAGATTACAGACCTAGTTGTTAGACCTGCAAGCACAGCGGCAGCTTTTTTCTTGGTCATGTACCCTTCATTAAACAAATTATAAACAGCACTTCTTGCCGCTGCATAATCAAAGTTCATAAAGTTAGTCATGTAAGAGTTAAAGTTGTTCCAAGCCTTTTGTGTAAACCCTTGATTCGGTTTAATTTTACCTTTAAGTATGCCCATGAACTCATTGTTGGATGCACCTGAGTACACAGACTCTTGGTCAGCCTTTCTTGTAGACTGCTCAATTGCATCTGCATACTTCTGCATATAGTCAAGGTCATTGTTAATCATCATGTCTTGATTAACTTCTTCCCCTGTTATTTTTTTGAACTCATTCATAAAACTACCAAACCAAAGTGGCATGGAAACAACTTTATCAGGCGTGGTTAGCATTGTATCAGCTATGTATTCTACAGGGTTTTGTACATACTTTTTTAGAGTAAGGTTATAAATCTGAAGTGTTCTATTTTGTAAAGCACCCTTAGAAACGCTACCCTTTATCCCCGATGTTTGTTTCAGTATTTGAGGGTCAACCATCTTTCCCGATAGAGCATCTGAAGCATAAAGTCTAAATAATTGTTTTGCCTTTGCATTTTTCATGAACTGATACCCATTTGCAGAAGCAATAAGTTTAGCGTGTTTAATGCCTTCTATAAATCCCGAAGGGTTTATAAGTAATGCGTTAGTAATGTTTGACAATAATTCAGCTTGAAATCTAGTAGTTCCTGCTAAAGTAGCTCTATATCCTTGCTTCTGAATAAAGTCAATCGTTGCATTTGAAAGACCATCCTGAACAATAGCGTTGGTTAATACGTTTTGAAGAGCCTCTTCGTATGCATTCTCAATTGCATTATTAATATCTGTCTGCTGCTTAGGAATTACCCCTGTTATTTTACTTAATTTATTCTCATCTGTTACTCCTGTTTTCTTAGCTTCATCTCTTGCTTTTTTATCTGCCACTTTTTGAAGATTCTTCTTTGCTTGAATTAAGGTTCTTTTAGCAGTACGAATAGGAGATGTCAGGTTATAGTCCAACAATACAAACTTCGCTCCCTTGTAAGTTGACGTAAATAAGTCAAAATTAAGCGGAGTCAATTTATCTGTTCTTTCTATCAAAGACTTAGCTTTTGTAGATGGTCTCATTGAGCTGCTGTAGCTACTAGAGAACTCAGGAGCAGAAGTGGCATCCATAGGGTTTTGCTCGTGCAAAACATTGTGATGAAAATAATTATCCATCAACTCAACTTTATCTCCACGTATAACAGCAGCTGTATATGCTGCTGTCTCTCCTAGAGACTTGTTTATTTCAGTCATTACATTAATAGCATTCTTCTCTGCACTATTAAATGTTTTGTAGAATTTATCCAAATCAATCTTTCCGTCTACAATATAGCTTTCAACTTCTTTAAGTATCTTTTGTAGTTTTTTGGCATCAGCTTCTTTAAAAATTGACTTGTTTGTTGCGATGTGTTTAATAGTCTCCTCTAGGTATTGAGACACGGTATATTTAACACCTTTCTTGCCAATATTTGACTCATACTCACGCTGAAGCATATATGCTGTCATTCTAAACTTAGACATTAAATAATTCTCAGAGTTCTGATTGAACGATGCCAATACTTTATTTTGAGCTGCCTCTATCTTTTGTTCTATTCTTTTTAGCTCTGAGTTAAAGATAGACAAAGCCTGAGCCGACTTCTCAAACAATGAATTAAATATGTCTCTTGTTTTAAAGTCACCAAAGACGTTGTCTATGTAGTATAGAGGGTTGGCTCTTATCAATTCATCAATAACTCCCTTTTCAGTAAACTTATTTTTTAACCTTGAATAAAGTTTTGAGAAAGATAAAGGGTTCCCCTTTTCTATAGCATTTGAAAGCACCTTGCCCTCCTTGATAGCATTAAGTTTCTCTATAGATATTTTAGCGTAATGAGGAAGATAGCCATTATTAATATTATCTATAACCTTAATTATATTTTTAAGGTCAGTTAAAGAAATATTCATTAAGTCCTCCACGCTTAACTCTTTAATGAGTTTTGCTAGATTTAATGCATCTTCTTTTTCATCAAGACTAGGCAAAGGAAATTCTTTATTATCAATCTTTAAACTCTTTAATATTTTTATTTGTTCTTTTTTCTGTTCCGCTATTTCCTCTTCAGTTAAAGGAGTTGCCTCTACTTGAGGAAGTATTTCAGACTTATATTTTTTCATTAGGTCTGCTTCGTCAGTAGAAATAAGACCATTGTCTATCATCTTTTTAATGGTAGCAGCATAGTCAATACCGCCTTCTTCGTTGAATACCTGCTTATCGTAATTGTTAAACCTATCCGCAAGAACGTCTACTGCAGAAAGCTCATTATTTATCTCGTCAAGTATTTCATTTACCTGCTTTAGGACCTTGACTCTATCATCAATACTAAGCACAGCTTTTCTTTCGCTAAAATCTTTTAAGATACCCAAGTACTTCTCCAATTGATTCAAAGGAACAAGTGTTGGGTTGATTGATAGCAATTGATTCAATGGCTCAAATAGGTCCTGAGCTACACCAATCTTAGTCTTGATGTTTGTCTTCGCATTTTTGATTTGAGCTAATGCAGTAGTCATTTTTTCAACATACTCCGCATCACCAAATACTTTAACCATATAGTCAACAAATTTGTCTATTGACTTCTCATTAAACATATCTACAGAAGAAAACTTACGTAGCACTGAAGCCATTTGCTTGGCTGTAATCTTTCCTGAAGATGCTAATTCCTTAATCTCTTTAGTTAGATTTCCGCTTACTTGTCTCCATAACTTTTTAGCATCCTTCGCTCCTCTTGCTAAATCTTTGATTTGTTTTTTGAGTAAATCCTTTTCACTCATTGTAATCTTGGCAACGTCTTTGATAGCACCAATAATTTTTTGAACTAATGGAGCGGACTTTTCTTTTAATCTAAATTTTTTTCTTAAGTCACGTACCAACTTTTCTCTTTGAATGTCAGTAGCATTTATATACTCATTAGAGTTTTTTAGCATACGAACTAATTCTTTAAATGGTTCCTCGATGCTAAATAATAAATCAATCTTATTCATTAATTTAGTGTAACCCGGAAGCATTTCTTCAGATAAATCTACTCTTCCTGCAGTAGGTATTACTTTACCCATTGCTGCACTTATTTGTTCAGCATTAAGACCTTTCCTTTGCAAGAATGTTTCAATTACTGATTCAGAAAAACCTTGTACTCTTGCGTCTTTTATTAATTTAGATATTTTATTTGCATCAGTAAGCTGAGATTTTGAAACAGGATACTTTTGATTCATGTTATCTACATCTTCAGAGAATAACAATTCTTTGTTTTCAAATAAGATTTGGTCTTCTCTATCAATGTTTTCTGTATCAGACAAAAGAGTTTTTCTTCTTTGCTCAGGAGTTAGTTTATTTCTGTATTCAACATTTCTTGCTTCAACTTCTCCTGCTACTCGAATATAAAGATTAAAACCATCTGCCTTTCTATTTTCTAAAATATTTTCAGTTGGTAAATCGGATATATTAAATCTTCTGCCAATATCTTTATATGAATTTTTTATTGATTTTTCATCTTTATGAAGAAGCAACTCATTAATTTTTGAATAACGCTCTTTAGTAAATTTATATAGTTCCTTTGCATTTTTAATTGCATTATTATCGTCAGAAAAAAATTTCTTTATGTTATTATATTTTTTTAACTGTTCATTTACTTTATTTTTAAAATCCTCTACAACAAAGTTCATCATAATTGGAGCATACGATGGGTTTGAACCTCCTTCAAAAAATTCTTTATTTTGAATATAATGCTGCATTTCATGAAGCATTGTTAAATTTGCTTCAGGTTTATTATTTTTATATAAATCTTTGTTTACAGTAATTGTATTAGTATATATATTGTATGAGCCTAACTCAAATGGAGGTAAATCTTTAAAAACAGTTTTAGTATTTTTTATTTCAGGATATGCTTGATATAAATCAGGAGCATTAAATACATCAGAAAGTTTAGCTACTCTTACAACCGTACCATCTTCAGACGTTTCTCTTTTTAAATCATCAATATCAAGGTCTTTAAATTCTCCATCAGGTATTTCGTATCTCCATCTACCTTCAAATCCTTTTTCCCAACCTGTTTGTATTCTAATATCAAGAGGAGACATTTTATTTTTAGCCATCTCTTTTGCTACATCTAAATTAAATTTTACAGTGGCAGATAACTGTGCATTATTTCCAATAATTTGAGCTTTTGATTTTCTATCAGCTTTAGTATCTTTTGAAATACTTTTCTTTGCTGCAACAACAGAAGGCTTAATAGCTTCTCCTTTACGCATTGACTCTGATATATTCTTAAAGAACTCTACAGCATCTTTGGTATCTTTAATGTCTTGGAATGGAGTAAATGTGCCATTGGTAATATTAGATACCAACTCATTAATTATAGCAGCTATTTTCTGTAATGTAGAAGCTGATAATTTACCTTCTTGTTGCTCTAATTTAGCAGTTAATTCTGCAAGATATTCTTCGTATGAATCATTCTCGGCATATTGACTTGCAAAATCTGATAACTCTTTATTTGAACTATCATTTAAAACAGATGCAATTCTATTTTTAAACGTCTTAAACGTCTCAATATTTTCTCCAAATGCCTTAAGCATAACACCGTGAGCTACTTCGTGTGCTACGGTTCTTTGATTTGCTTTATTTAAGTTAATGTCAATACGACCAACGTATGAACCATCCGGCATTTTAACATAAGAAAAATTACCTGCAGACTCGGTAGGTGCATTGATTGAACCCATAGAAGAAGTATAACTATCGTCATTATCGTGAATGACAATGTCAAAGTTTGGAAGAACCGACTTCAGTGTTGTAATAATCTTCTCTGCTGAATCAACAATAGATATTTTATTGGTATCTTTTAGATTTGATTTTACTTGGTCTAATGCAGACTTATTAGTTACAGATGTACCTTGACTTACAGGAGGTGCTTCAGGAATTTCCTTTTCAGCAAACATCTCTTCCATACGAGCAAGTTGTTGTTCTTCTGTTTGTGTCTGTAAAGACACTACTTGAGCTTTACCCAATAATGTCTCTACTGCTTTAACTAATTCAGGATTAGTATTTTTTTTCTTAGATTTAAAGTAAGCCTCAAAAACTGCATCTTGTTTTGATACGTTCTCTGCTATTGGAAGAAGATTCATTGGTATCTCGTCATACAAAGGATTAACCTCTTCATCTGTAAGCAAACGAATAGACTCCCGTGTAATTTCAGGAGCTTGTACAGTTACTTCTTCTTGGACACCTTCTTGGGCAACGCCTTGAGGTTCTGCTTGGGGTTCTCCTTGCTCCACTTCTTGGCTAACTCCGGCTTCTGTGAGTACAGGAACTTGACCTGCTGTTTGGATTTGAATGGCATAATCTTTTGCTTCTTTACCTGTTAATGTATATGTGTAACCTCCTCCTACAAGTTTAGAACCTTTCTTTCCTATAGGTAATCCAAATATTTTTTCTCTTGTTTCTACTTCTGTTAGAGTAGAAAGTTCTGCTCTATCTCTAAATTGCTCAGGAATTTCTTCTAATGTTTCTACAGCAAATACCTTTACTTCATCATCCTCAAGTGAAGATATTTCTTCAGGAATAATAGTTTGAGAAACAGGCTTAGAATTAAGAATAATATCACTTATTTGTTGATTAATATTATTTACTTCTTGCTTTTGTTTTACTACAAGAGCATCATCTTGGGTCTCAATTTCAGTTTTTAAATTATTTCTTTTACTTAATAGATTTGCTATTTGAGTTTTCTCATCATTATTAACATCTAATTTTTTTACTGCATTAGATACCTGTTGTGCTTTATCAAAAATATAAACAGATTGTTTTGCATCTTCATCAGTTATTACACCATCCTTTACATTTTTAGCTAGATTTTTTACTAATACATCCCTAGATTTATTTGTATTTGTAATCTGTATTTGTTCTGAAGTAAATGGTTCTGCTTGTGAAACATTAAATATTTGATAAAGTTCAGATGGATTATCTTTTAAAATAGTATTAATATCTGATTTAGCTTTATTGGTCTCTACTATATTATTTATTTGTTCTTTTGCTTGTATGATATTAATTGGTGCTGAAAAAGCAACACCACTTCCACCTCCTATAATAAAAGCATCAGCAGCACCTTGAAAAGCAGGTCTTCCACTAATAAGATTTTGAGTTATTTGTGTTGCTGCTTCTTCAATTCCTTCTCCTAACAATCCAATTGGTGCACCGTACTTTTTTAAAGCACTCTTATACATTTCAACTAATCCATCTTTAAATAAAACTTTGCCCGCTTCAACACCTTCTTTTTTAATTATATCTCTATATACCTGCCCTATTGTACCTGTACCTATTGATGAGAAAACTGTTTCAGCAGACGACATAGCTAATGCTTTAATTGTCTTTTCAATCTCAGGCATATTGGGAGAATCTTCTTCTAATTGTTTTCTACTACTTTCTTCAAATGCAATTGTTCCTGCAGCAACTAATTCTGAAGCAGTAAGTGTTGCTCCTCCATACATCATTGCTAAACTAACAGGTGCAGACTCAACTATTCCACTACCTAATAATTCAAATGCATCTCCGTAGTTACCATCTTTTAAGTTTTCATATACGCCTGTTTTTTCATAATTTGCTTTATTAAAAGCTGAAACTCTTTCATTAAGTATTTTATCTTCCTCATCTAATTGTTTTAATATTGGATTTTCAATACCAAGCGTTTTGCCAAACTTATCGGCGTTCGTTGATATATCTAATCCTGTTGCCCAAGCAACTGCATTTTGAGGAGCTGAAAATATAGTATAAGTAGCTTCGGGAATTGAAGCCACAATTCTCGCCGCTTGATTTATGCCTATTGAAAATCGGTCTAACAGTTGACCTAAATATCCTTTATTTTCTTCTTCACTAGGTGCCTGATATGTCTGAAACCCTTTGGGTGTAGTATCAGATGGGGGTGGTTTTACAGGTATCTTAACAGGCTTTTGTTCCTGTTCAGCAATATATTCTTGTTGTGCTTGAGGAATTAATACAGAAGGTGCTTCAAAAGTCGGTTGGGAAAAGTCGGAGCCATCCTGTAAATTTGTGCCACCAATTGATAAACCTTTTTTTTTTACATTAACAGGTTCTTGTATAGCACCAATAGAAAACTCAGGAAATTTTGAGAACACTTCATCCTCTGTCTTATATTTACCACTATTAGATGTTGCAACAAAATCTCTTAATGATTGAATATCGTATCCACTTAATTCAGGAAATTTTGAAAGCAATGTAGCTTCATCAGCATATTTACCACTATTAGATGTGGCTATAAAGTCTCTTAATGCTTGTTTTAAATCCGGCATAATTATTTTTTTATCTTTCGTTTCCTCCTGTTATAGTACCGCTAGAACCTCCCCCTGTATTGGTTTGATTAATCAATTCAGCTTCAGCTTCTTTTTCTTCTAAGGTAGCACCTTTTAGATAATTTTTCTTCATCCATGCTTCAATAGCTTTTAAAGCAGCTTTATTTTTAACACGAGTTCCTACAGGAAACTCAGGTGACTCAGGTCTTCCATTTTGCTTAGGAATATAAATGCTATTACCTCTATAAGTATTATCAACTTCTATTCCATATTTACTTGCAAAAGCAGAACCGTTAATAGCTTTTTTAACATCTGAACTTTTTATTGAATTAATAACAGGTTCTCCAATATTAATAAGGTCATCCCTTAATGTTGTATTGTACTGTTCGATTGGATTTAATTTTTTTGTTTTTGTTTCAAATCCTGAAGCCTCAGTTGTTAAATTTATCTGTGCACCTTTAGGAAGTAAACTTTTAAATTGTTTTAATACCTCGTCTTCGTTAATACCCATTTTTGTTGATATAGTGCCAATTAATGATTCTGTAAACTTGGTTGGGTCGGCAAGATTTATACCATCAGCTTTAAATTTAAACACTTGTGTATTACCTTTTTCATCAACAATAGTATAACCTTCTTTAGTTTTATTAAATGGAAGTCCTGTTGAAGCACTTAAGTATTTAGTTCCTGATGAAGATTGATTTGCATTGCCGGTAAGAGAATAAACTAAGTTTTGAGCCACATTTTTAGCTGCCCTTCTCTTTTCATTAATATCAAGTTCTGTTGGACTAATTGCTCTTGGTTCTTGCAATTCTGCTTGAGGAGTAGGCTTTAGTTCTTCTGTACGTTTGTATTTAGCACGAAGTTCAGTACGCATAAAATCTTCTGATACCTTTATTTGCTCATCTGAAAACTCAGGAGTTTGCTGTCCTGAACTTGGGTCTACCTTTAATAGTATTTTATTAGGGTTAGCTTTTGCATCAGCGGCATCATTGGTAAATGTATATTGTAATTTATTTGGTGCAAATTTCTGACTATTGGTAAGCACAGATAGTCTATCGTATGGATTAACAAGAGAACCTTTTATAAATTGATTTTCTGAATCTGCAAATTGATATAAAATCTTTTTACCATCTTCGCTTAAATCAGTTCTTTTCCTAATATCTTCTACATTTAATATCAATCCTCCACCCGATACAGATGCTGTTTTAGCAATAGCACTTGTAGTCTCTTCTCCCAATCCTTTTACAAATGCACTAGTTACAGTATTGGTATCATACTTGTCATACTTTCCTGCTATTTGATTTTTTAATGTATTAATAGATGTAAACTCGTTAGGATTAGTATTCATTACGTAAACATCTTTACCATCAACCTTTTTTAATTCCTTCATTGCAACACTTACAGTGCCATTTGTAGGATTAATATATAGTTGAGACTTATTAAAATCTGAATAACCTTCTGCTTGACCCATAAGCCACTGCTCTAAATCTTGAGATTTATCTGTTTTATATCTTTCCATTTTATCAGCAAAAACTGCCTGATAATCTTTTGAAAGATTAAATGCTCGGTCAGTACCGTCAAGAATATTTTGTCTAGCAATAGTATAATCTTTTAAACTCATTTGACCTGACTTTAAAAGTCTGTCTTGCATTAACATAAATTGAGAAGCATTGTCACCATACTCTAATGCCCATTGATTAGCACCCTTATGTTCACCCTGTGGTGGGTTAGCTAACGTATTACCAAATTCACGAGATGCGGCATCAATTGCAGACTTTTTTTCCTCACGGATACGGGTCTCCTCTTTGAGCATATCGCTCATGTTCTTGCCAACCTCTGCCCAATTTATTTGAGATTCAGCACTCCGCTCTGCGTATTTATAATATGTTGCCATTAATTTTTTTTTATTTTAATAGGTTGAACGGGTCGTAGTTATTTAAATATTGTTTATTTGTAAATAACATTAGCCTTTGTTCAGGACTGAGTTCATTTCTAAATTGTCGGTACTGAGAATTGCTCATGCCTTTAATTTTTTCAAGGTCTAAATTTGTAAACCCATCCGTCCCTGCTACTCCCATTGATTTACTTACTCCATCATTTTTACCTTTAACATTACCGAAACTTTGAAACTGTTCAGTACTTAAGGTCATATTTCCAAGAGCAGATTTTTGAGCAGAACGATTTTGAGCAAATAATGGTAAAGCAGAAGCCACTTGTTGCCCTGTACTTACAACTCCTTGCATGGCTTGTTGTGTTGCTTGTGCACCTAACTCTTGTGCATTTGCTGCAGCTAACTGTGCACCCTCTACTTCTCCTAAATCTAATTGAGCACCAATATCACGAAGACGACTATCTTCTTGTGCACTTAACTTCTCAAGTGCACTTAATTCTTGACCAAATGCACTTCTTACTCCTGCTTGACCTTCTTGTTGAGCCATTTGAATACGACCTGCTGTAGCTGCAGCCCCTCTTTCACTCTCTACTCCTGCTTGTATAGCTTGAGCACCTTGAGCAAGCAGTGCTTCTCTCTCTAACTCGTATGGTTCTTTTTGGATAGATAAGTTATCATAAAAGTTAACCTCTAATTTTTTACGTGCAGCCTGCATTGCTGTATCAGCATCACGCTCTGCATTACGCATTGCTTGACGTTGCTTGCCTGCCTGAGAAAATGACATACCTGTTGATGCTGCTGTTGCTGCTATACCTACTACCGCTGCTGTTGTTACTGCCATGTTATAATAATTTTATCATCTCACCTGTATAGGAATCTCCTTTAATGTAACCAAGTTCTTCGTACATTCCTATTAGGCTTTGGTTTTTAATTAATGCGTAGCTATATTTGCTACCTGTTTTCTTACATATATCCGTTAATGAAGACACTAATAACTTAATAGCGTCTTTTCTTTGTGGCTTCTTGGTATATTCCTTGTTAGATATTATCCAATCTACCCATGCTACCTTGGAATTAGTTAAGTACATAAACCCGGCACATACAGGAGTTTCATTATCGTAAACAATTATACCACCTTTACCATCGTTAGGAAGAAAATCTCTTTGCGGAGGTTCCCATTTCCATTGCTTCCACCAACCTACAAGAATGTCATCGTAATCGCTTTCGTTTAATTCTCGTATATATAACTCCATATACTTACAAAGATATTAAATTTAAGGAAAACTTTTCATCACATCTGACTGCACAGCAAATAACTCTATCTTACTTGTTGAGTCATTGTCAATATTAAATGTGCAATAGTGACCTAACACTCCATGAGACTCAGCAATTGAGTTCTTAATATATAAGAAGTATGCATCGTTGATAGGTATGGGAGTTGTTCCTGAAATTGTTGTATCTATAGTTAATTGGTTTATACCATTAGGTAGGTCAACTGTAATAGCAGTTACTTCACCTGCAAGTATAGGTGTGGTGTAAGGAGGCAATGAGAAATAAAGATAATCTCCAATGCTTATAATGCTTCCTATAGATACAGCCACTGCAAAGTCAATCACATTACCGCCTGTAACTAGGATGCTTCTTCCAATACCATTAACACTTCTAAGTGAAAGCTGACCAACAGAGTCGTTACGTATAAAGGCAAAATAAGCTGCCTCTTTCTTTTCAAACCAATCCGCATCTATAAATCCTGAGAACTGTAGGTCTGTTTCCAAGGTTACAGACCACGATGAATCTCCTTGTAGATTTATTGTTTTAAACAATTTATTCTCAAGAGGAGACGTATTAAATACACTCTGCAAAGTTGTTGGCGTAAATGTTCCATAAAATGTATTCCTTAATGGGTTTACATTATGCCTATATAAATTGCCTTTATTAAAAGTATAGAAGTAGTTGTTCATTCCTATCATCCAATCAGGATAATAAGAGTAGAAGGATACCCATCCTCCAACCATGTCACTATATGATAATGTATAATTTGCCATATCTATTTATTTATGGAGTACAATCCACAGGACTAGATATTGCTCCTGTTGTATTATTGTATGTTCCTACCCATTTTTCATTAGTATCAGATGCTAATGCAAATAACACTCTATCTCCATTTCCAATAGTACCATTAATATATGGATTAGCTAAAGGAGGGTAATTATTATAAAACAATGTTACACCTGCTAATGTTGGTGAAGCAGCAAATACTGTCAAATTACCTAAACTTACATAAGTACCTGTTTGTCCACAAGCATCAGCAGCATCAACTGCATATCCAAATAATCTATATTCATATCCTGTTATTGGTGGAGGAATAGCACATACTCCTGAATCAATTACAACTCCATTACTATCTACTTCAAACCAATCATCCCCACCTACTATTGACCCTGTGGCAAGGTAAAATCCTGCAGCTAATGGTGTAGAACCATAAGCATCTGAATATACAAAGTCATATATACCTACTGTACCTGATGTCCCTGCTAATGATGCATTGTAATAAATAACTGTCTCATATAAAGTACAAGCAGCAACTGCAGATGCAGCCATTACGCTTGAGTTAAACCCTACAAGTAATACAGGGCATTCAACTATTATGTTCCAATCGGTACTTAAACAAGGACCAACTATTTCAATATTTACAATAGAAGGAGATGCGGTTAATTTAGGGATAACCATCATCGTATTGCCCGGTGCTACTGAACTTAAAGACACATCTCCTGCATTTACTGTTATAGCTTGCGTGTTACCTGTTAAGATAAATACTGCTCCATCATATAAATATTCAGGCAATGCAGGATATGTTGTGCCTGATATTCCGCAGTCAGAAGCTATTTCACCTATATAAGTAAAGTTTCCTGAAACAGTGCTTTCATGTATACCGTCTATTGGCGATGTTAGTTTATTATACACAACAGAGTTAAATGTTGCTCTAATGCCATCAGGTACATCATAAGGGTCAAACCTAATAATTATTGCACCAAGGTTTGCTCCTGCCTCTGAATCAAGTAAATAAATACCCTCTGTACCTGATTGTGTAATCTCCTCTCCACAAGGAATGGTACAAGAAGGACAAGTCTGTTGAGGTAATAATACCCCACTAACTTGCTCTCTTGAGATAAGACCGTCAGAATAAAATCCATCTAAAGCAAAAGTCGTCAATGCCGCATCATCAAATACAGCAGTCGCTGTTCCAAGTGAAGGTGAGTTTAAATAATATGGTCCACTTACTGCCATGGGTATTTTAAATTAAATTACTACAATTACAACAAACATCTTCTATATCTACATTTGAATAACATAGGGTAACCGGTGTTGATTGTCTAAAATCCCATATTAAATACAAATAATCATTAAGTGAAGGTACAGTAAAATCAGCATAGTTATATGTTCCACTTCCTACATTTGGTGTTGCTGTTGTTGCTAAACCTAATAGAATATTTATATCAACAGTATTATTTCCGTACAATGTATTGGTAACGTGGTATTTAAAACTATCAGAAGCACTATCAAAAACAAATGTATCAGAAGCAAATTGATTTGAAATTAAACTCATTACACTTCCTGCAGGTGGAAACGCACCTGTACCTATAAAATCTGTAATTATATTATATCTTGAAATAAGTGGATTAGTAGTTCCACTATCAAAAATTACAAGAGCTGATTGCAATGGAGATGTAAAGGCTCCACTTACATACCTATATTGCGTATGCACGGTCTGTGCTGAATCGTAATCGCTTGTTAGTACAATTTGTACTATGCTAAGAGATGCTGAATCAGGGCAGCTCGCAAGTACCTGTAGGACAATATCTCCTGTGTAGTCAATTGTAATGGTTGCAGTCTCTACAGAAATAGTGTCTTTATTAAAAGATAGCACTCCACTTGTACTAACTACTCCCGTTGTATTAATATTGCCATCGTAATCAACAGTTATCTCAAAATCACCACCTGCACTTATACTTAATACATTATATGTTATATCCGTGACGCCTATAGTAGGACCTAAATCAACACAATACTCTACTTGTCCTTGTACTTGAGGTAACGTACTTAGTGTAAACGTCTGAGCAATACCACAAGCCAAACACTGTGGATTGGTTGGAAGTTCAATGTCATTGCTTGACAGTACGTACTCATTCATGTATGGGTCAAATGAACCAAGTTTTTGAGTATTGAATGATGTATTAAACTCATCTCTAAAATAAGTACGCATATTCATCTCAGAGACAACTTTAAGTTGGTCGTTTGAGTATGAATCTCCTTTTAGCTGTATAACAGCTCCACGTTTTACATCAGTAAAGTATCTATCATAACCCCACTGTACATAACTCTCAGCATTAAAGCTGATGCCATATTTCTCAGTGCGTGTAATTTGGTTTCCTAATACCTCAGGTACCGAAGCTATAACGCCACCTCCTGTTGAGTCAGATATAAGATTCTTACTAGACAAGACATAAGATATTTTGTCTTCTTGTAACACAAGAATGTCATTGGCTCTACCATCTAAGATATAAATATCTCCAAATGACGGCTCCAATACTTTATAATTTAGCAATCCTAAGTTAAACTCATTTAGCTTATTTACATTTGATTCAGCACTGTACACGCCACTATATGTAATATCAGAGAACCTATCAGCTTCTTTATAGTCCTGAGCAGATACGCTTGTAACCCTATTCCCAAGATTAAAAGAGTTCCCTACAATTGAGTCTCTTATTTTATAACTCTCGGCTCCATTACCAAAGGCAAAACAATTAAAGAACTTAGTATCCACAATAGCCGGTAAAGGCGGTATTGCACTAATATCTTGGTTTTGAACATTGCCCATGTGATTACCATTCGTAATTGCAAATGACATCTCATTCTCAAAAAACACATCAGGCAATGCATCGGATGGTTCTGTTTCAAATATTATTGTTTTATCTGAACGAAATACAGTAATATTAACTTCTACGTTTGATGCACGAGCATTAGGTTGAAAAAGACCCGTACATGGCAACGTGCCTGTAACCATTAACTCAAGTTGGTTAGTCGTTATATTTCTAATAAATCTATAATAATTAATACATAAAGCGGTTGATATATCGTTTATAGTATTAGTTATTGTTGATATAAACTCATTATCAGGAATACAGTCTCCACCTCCTGCATATCTTATTCCATCATTTAAAAACTGCTGTACATTTTCACCAACAAACCAATCATACATATTATCGTATGAGTTTCCTGATATAATAGTTCTTTCTAATGTATTTCTTCTTTCCTCACAAAGACTACCTACACCATCTCTCCATTGTTTTATAGAAAGAAGTATTCGACTACCTGAAGGAACATCATAATCTGAAAATTCCCAAGTAGGGTTTGTTGGGTCAAATCCTGCTGTTTGAGCAGTATTCATTGGATAGTATAGTATAGGATAAGGTCCTCCTTTAGGAGAAGTTTCTTTTATTTTACCGGGTGCTATAATAGCTTGTTGGTCCTGAACAATATTAAAACTGTTAGGATTAATTTTCATGTAAACTCCGGCAGGAATAGGAATAAAAACAGAAGGGTCTAATTCGGTTGGTATCTCAATAAAGTCTGAACTCTGAGAAGATTTCTCAAGAACAGTAGCATACACACAAGATGTAGTAGCACCATTTGAATCAGCTTTTACTATTAATCTATCTCCCGTTTCAATCTTACGTGCATTCTCACCCTCAAGTAAGAAATATGCATTATTAGTAAGTGGGTCTTCAAAAAATATACTACAATATATTGTCTCGTAATTCTCTTCGTCAGGCTTTATTACAAATTTATATCGTGTAGCCCACGCAGGAGGAAGTTGTTGTATGGGTATAGTTACTTGAATTGAATTTTTAAATGCAGATAATCCACATGGTATATGTTCTGTATTTGTAGGACTAACCAATGCGGTTGTTGCTCTATTAAACTCATCCATGTAAACAATACCAATCTCATAGTCACGATTACTGTGTAAACTTTGAGGATTTGCTATTTCTTGAAATGTAGCTTCAGCAAAAGTAACTTGATAGTATTCATAAAATGTTTGAGTTGGAGTAGTTGTGTTATCAACATATTGCATTGCAGGAAATTGTAATCCAATTTCACTACTTGCAGGACTTGTAACAATCCCTATTGGCTCACCAACTGCACTTATTCCACTATTATTTTTTATATATGCATTTAAGTTATTTGGTATTGCACAGTTGAATGCATCAGTAAATGTTGTACCATTACAAGAATTTGCAACTGTTTGAATATTTGCTATATCACCAACTGCATTTTGAAACTCTATACTTGTAGCTAATGCATACACAGAAGTATATGTAGTTGATAAGAAAAATGCAAAATTTAATCTAACTTCACCTGTCTCCTCAGTTGGAAAAGGTGCTTGTCCTGTAAAAGGGTCAAAATGCTCTATGGTTACATCTAAATTAATTGCAGAGCCTGCTATTAAATTTTGTCCTGCTAAATCAAATGTAACTATAGCATTAGTAACAGTTACTGCTCCATCAATAGTATAGTTTCCTTCATCGGTTGCATCAGTAATACTTGTATTTCCTATAGCTTCAGATATTAAAGAAGTTGTATACTCAAACTTTATAGGAGACCCATTATCATCAATCAAATCATATCCTTCAACATAGTTTCCGTACATCAACCTATTGCCCATTATTGTTTGAGCTTTTGCAAATCGAGGTACATTATCATACAGTCTTAATAATTCAGACTCAGATAGAATTGTAAATATTTTACTATTTGTAAATGTATAATCGTAGTCAGTATTGTCTACAAGACCTAAATTAGCCTTGTCAAGTTTCTCAATAACTTTAATGATATTACCATCTGCTTTCTTAAAAAGAAGGTCAACACCAACCACTAAAGAGCCTCCTGAGTTATATGTAATTCTTGCAGAGTTGCAAAGATTAGTCATACCCTCATTTAAAAAACTCTCAATACTAAAACTAAAAGGATTTGGAACAAATGAAGGTTGAGACCACTGAGATGTGGCACTGTACTCTCCATCAATATATCTATACCTATAAGCAAAACAAATAAATCGTGTATTTAAAAAGTTTTCTTGACCATTAATTACAAGAGGTTCTACAGCAGGAGATTCTGTAGGTGGTTTCTTAATTACAAGCAACGACTCTGCATTGACTTGGTCTATATCAGCAATTGGATTAGGGTAGTTTCTATTTATATTTATAAATCTTGGAGCATTGTAATCATCTGTAAAGAACAATAAGTCATTTAATATATCTGTACCCGTTATAAGATAACTTGGATTAAAATTTAATTTAGTATCTACACCACCCCCATCGTCTATACTAACAACATGATATGTTAATATATTTGTAAATACATTAAATGATACTATTAAATCAAGTTTCCCTGTAGCTCCTAGACCAAAACTTGGGTCATGAACAAACCAATATACATTCTCATTTGCAGCATCGGCAATAGCTCCAATACATCTTGCGTCTACACTTAGCGGTGTACCATCAATATAAGTTAATTCAGTAAGCGAAAGATTTCCTTTTGTATTCTCAATAACTCCAACCTCAGAGTTCTCTGTAGACCCCATCCTAATATTCATAGCATCTACATACTCACCATCAGGAAGCAACCGTTGGTCAATGATTTTATTCATTCGACCTGCTATAAAGTTTCTTGTAATGTTTGCCATTTATTTTATCTGCTTGTCCATACCCCTCATGTTCATTAAGAGTCTGCCCGGATGAATATTGCTAATTCTTATTTTTGCATTGTTTAACAATGCTTTTCTTTTTTTACGAGCACGAGCAATAACATATTCTTGAACACCAAGTTTAGAACTTAATATTTCATATTCTATTGCTGCATAGATGTAGGCTTCAAACAATTTATTTACCGTAATCAATGAATTATCTCCACCCTCCATGCCATCTGATACGTATTCTAAGATGCATTGCTCTCCTGACATTGGAGAATCAAAATTTATAACTCCTGATTTTCTATCAATATTAAATGTAGGATTAAAGTTTGCAGTCTCTGTATTTAATCCATAAGCTCCCCCTATGCTATTCTCAAAAACCCATCCCCCATCAATATTCCAACCTGATTGCCCATCAAATTGATTATTTTGATTTAGATATATGCTTTTTTTCAGATGCGTTAATCTATCATAGTCAATCTCAGAGTATTGTGGAGATAGTGCATTACCATCTTGGTCAAACAAAATCCTGCCTGTATTATCTTGAAGATATGCTTTAGACGAAATTGTTTGAATATTCTCAGATAATGGTCTAAGCAATCCATCTTTGTACATAGATATACGAACCCAATTTATATAATCAGAAGGTAGAATATACCTTAAGTTATCAGGTACCGTTAGTTCTAATACTTTTATTTCTTTAAAAGCATCGTAATTTAATTCTTGTATAGCACGCTTAGTATGAAACTCTATTTTATAACGAGGTTCGTTATTAACTAAAGAGTGATTTCCTGAGTACATCAACTGAAAATTATTGACAATGTCAGTTAAACTAACATATTGATAAGAACCCCAATTAGCATCTTCAGGAAGTACTCCTGCATTCTCATAATATTGATACTGTGATATATATGCCATATCTTAAAAATTTATTGTTGCATACTAAATGTAGGTTGCTCATGCTGTTGTTGAGCCATACCAAATTGAGTAACTTCAGTTTCACGAATTGATATTCCACAGTACTCAAGTATTTTTGTAACTAATTTATACTCATCTTCTGTAGGTAATTCAAAGTCTTGATAATCATTTTGTGATTGGTCAAATACAGGCTCTCCATTAGTAAGTACAACATAAGTCCATTTTGGAACTTTAGGGTATCTAAAATAGGTGGCTTCAATCTGACCCTTATTACTTATCGTTACAGGATAAAAAGTTAACTCATCACCTTGTAATGCGTAAATAGGAAACTCATTTGTCGGATTAGTTAAATTAGACTTTACTAATAAAGAAAGTTTATTATTAACTACTTTTTCAGCTTGAACAATAGTAGAAGAAGAAAAAATACCATACGTATTGGGAGTTGCAAGAAAGATGTTTGAATCTAATATTATTACTGTATTACTTGATACAGAAACAACTTTACCCACTAATCCTGTTGTTGTATTGGTTACTACATCTCCTGCAATAATATCAAGTGACAGGAAGGTAGCTGAGCTATCTACTAGTTGATTACTGACAACCGATGTATTAGTTCCTGTATCTAAAACAACAGGTCTACATATAATGTCTAAAAGCATATAGGTATAATATCCCGTAGTTGTAGGACTTGGCATTGAAAATTTATTTGCAGAAACCTTAAACAAATAGTCTGTACGCAAAAAATATTCTAATACTTCTGCTATAGGCTGTTCAATGTCAGCGTAGTCTACACCCGAAATACGAGCGTTTTCAGCATTTATAACCTTATTATAGTTACTAAAGTACTCCTCATATATTTCTAATTGTGAGTTTTGAGCAAACAAATTGAAATCAGAAGGAGAAATATATCCATAATTGTTTTTATTCAACACAGATAATACCGCATTTCTAACTGAGTTTATCATTAGTTCTTTTTTTTCAAATATACATAAAAAAAAAGAGGGTACAACAAGTACCCCCTCCTCAATAATTAGTCAATAATAAAAGTTTTACTATGATAAAGTTGCATCTAACATCTTTAAAGAATCAATACCATCATCACTTTGAAGGTAATGTGCTACCATTTCGTATGGGTCTTCTCCAAAAGGAACAGATAGCATTTTCTTTTTGTTTGTTGCAGTATTAAACCATACTTCTTTTTCACCATTTCTTAGTATCAATAGTTTGTTTTCAAAGAATAAACGAATCCTAGCTTGAAATTTTAACTCAGGGTCGTTCAATATATTCAAAAACTCTTTAGGGTCTCTCTTAGCAAATATTAATATGTCACGCTTTAACTCAGCAGTTGATACTGTTGATGGGTCTTTACCAAACATCACTCGTGTAAGAGTTTCAAGTTGGTCAAGTGATAATTGACGTGCTTCAACTAAAGCCTCAATCTCTAAATTTAAATCGTCAACCTCTACTGCAGCATCTTTTTCTTTGTTTACTTCAGAAAATATAGTACCATTAAAAGGATGATAGTGAAGAAATTCTTGCAATACAGGATTGTTTTTAGGAACTCGCAAAAACCCATCTTCAAATACAATAGGTTCTATAATTGCATTTCCATCTTGCTCATCTTCAAATGGGGACTTTTGGTTTGTTGAATATCTAAGTGACCTATTAATATTATTCTTTTCATCATACCACATTAAAGGAAATCTAGGATGATTTCTTGATGCTAATGTATAAGATAAAGGGGTTCCAATTTTTAATTTATAGACTTTGTCTATGGGGTTTATATTTTTTGCCATTATTTATTTAATTTAATTTAATTTAATTTAAAAAAGGAGAGTGTCTTTAAGGACACCCTCCTATCAATTACTGTCTTATCACCCAAAACGGAATAATACGAAGTTGTTTGCACCTAAAGTACATACAGCACGCTCAGAAAGGAAGTTAACCTCCATTGCATCTAAGTCGCTTGTAGCAGCACCACCGGCAGAACCTGTAATCCAAGTTTTGTACCTACGGTCTTCAGCTTCAGAAGCACGATACCTTACGTGTAAGAAAGGACGCTTTGCGTTCTTGCCCATGATTTGGTCGTATACTGAAGTAGAACCTGCAGGAACTAATAAACCCGTGATAGTACCTGTTGCAGTTGAAGCAGCAGTACTCAAGCCACCACGCATTGTTGGGTCGTTTAGGTATTTCCAATCAGACTTGTAGAAGTCATATCCTCTACGGAATCCTGTGAAACCTAAGTTCAACGCCATGTCAACATCATTGTCGAATAGACCAAAAGATGCACCGCCTGCAGCACTAGAACCGTTAAATCCGTTTAATGTAGCCAACATATTGTCAATGTCAAAACTTAATCCACGATTAACAAATACTACGTTCTCTTCGATAGCACCTTGCTTGTCAAGACGAGAAACAATTGAATCCCAATCAGAAAGTGAAGTTGGTGTACCACCTCCCCACACGTTACCACGAAGATTTACAACGTAGAAGATACCTTGAGAACCAATGAAACCTGCAGTTGCAGCACCTGAAGCAGATGCGGCAGGAACTGCTTCAATCATTGAAGTTTCCAAGTAATCCTCAAAACGAAGACGAGTCTCGTGTTCTGATTTCAAATACCAAAGGTATCCTGTAGCACCATTCTCGGTAGTTACTTCAACCCATCCGATTTGAGCCATGTCAGAACCGTTAACCGCATACTTATCTTTGATGATAATTGGGTTGTTAGAGTAGATGTCATCCTCAGATTCCAAAGAACCAACCATTCCGTTAGTACCTTTCTTGAACTCAGAACCATAAATAAATACAGTACATTGAGTAGAAACTGCGAATGCTTGACCTGCAGTCTCATAGTAAGCTACTGTGAAAGTAGTTGCTGAAGGAACTGCTGTTACGATAGCCTTGTTGAAAACACCTGATGAATTATTTTGAATCATCAAAGTTTGTCCAACACGGATAGCAATGTAAGTAACACCTGTGTCAGCTACTGTAAAAGTTGCTGTATTTGATGCTGCTGCTGCTGCTGAAGTACAACTTGTGTACTTGATGTGTAAACGTCCTTGTTCTGCCCATTTGATTTGGTCAGAGTTAGAAGGCATCTCTGCTCCTACCATACGTAAGAAGGATGCTATTGTACGATTACCATAACGCTCAAATTCTTTTTCATAAGTATCGGGAAGATATTGATTCAAGAAGTCAAAGTTGGTAATGTAGTTTGTCTGTAACGCCACCTGTTCTGCAGCAGGCTGCAGGGCGTAGGTGGGGTTGCTTAATAATGCACTTGCCATTTTTTTTTAATTTAAATTGTTTTAAAATCGTTTTATACTGCGTATTTTCAGGTTTCTACCTGAATCAGGATTTACAGCTTTTACCTTAAATCCGTCATTTGTTTTACCAATTTCAGGTACTCTACGTTCAGACATTTGAATATTTTTAATGCCTTTCATTGTACCTTCCGTTGCATCTGACTGTCCTTGTTCATAAAAGAACTTAGCAAATTTTTCAGGATTCATTGCTATTGACAATGACCTATGATAGCCTGATGCGTCTTTCATTAAACCTTGCTCATCCAAGAACCTATTAATAAAGTTCTGTGGAGTTGATTGGTTTTTTTTCAACTCATTAGCATCTCCCGGAGCAAACGTGAACTTCTTGTCATTAACATTAAACTCAAAACCTTTGAACTCACTGTTAAAAACATCATTCGTCTTTTGGTCAAACCATTGACGTTTACGATTGTTTTCCTCCTCTATGGTCTTTGCCTGTTGGGTATATTGCTTATAGCTTTCGTATACTTCTTTTTCTTCATCGGAGATAAATACCGTTCTTGACTCAAGAGGCATCTTATATTTCTCCTTGTGAGAATTGAAGTATTTCTTGGCTTCAGCAAGAACTTTCTTCTTTGTGATTTTTACTCTTTTAATGGTTGACTCATCATCCAAATCTTCATCGTATCTGTAATCATCCATTAACGACTCGATGTCATCACTATCGAGTCCTTCCTGCGTAGCAGTTAAGTATTCTTTAAGGAGCTTATCAGGTTCCATTGAATCAAAATCTTTTTTAAGATTAATAAAATCTTCAAAACCTCTGCCTGTTTCCTTTTTATATTTCATATAAGCAGCTACATCTTCCGGAATAACCTCTGCGTTTTCACGTTCAGCTACTAAATCGTCTAATGAGTTAATCTGCTTATTATACCTTTTACCAATATATGAAAGAACGTCTGCCTCTTTGTATTCTATTTCTACTGCTGCAGGTGCTTCTACTACTTCTGATATTATTTCTTCACCACCTGAACCATTATCTTGGTTCATTTCTTTTTCATGCTTATCAAGCAATTCTTGTTCTACTTGTTGAACACTTTTTGGTTCAATTATGTCCAATGCTCTTACTTTATATTCCATTTGATTTAATTTGATTTATACAAACTTAGATAAAAATTCTCATATTTTAACGAGGCTCAAATTCAGCTAAATCAAATCCGTCTAAACTATCCTCATTTGATTCAAAACTCATAGGGGGTAGATTGTTCTTTCTTTGATTAATTAATTTAGATTGCTCGCTATTTTGTTGACTAATTCTTTTTGCTTTTGCATCTTCTTTCATTTGGTCTCTTTGGTCTAAATTATTAACCTCCATACCATGAAGTTGCATATTATAGTCAAACTCTTCACGCATTAAATAAGACTTCATCTCAGCTTCTTTCTCCATCTTCTGAATATCAAATGCTACTTCTGCTTGTTTAATCTGCATTTTAGACCTTGTTTCCATCTCAATCTTTTGCATAGCAACTTGAGATGCCAACTCTTGAGACTTCAATTGTTGTTGAGCAATCATGGCTTGTTTTTGCATAGCCATTTTTTCTTCACGTTCCTGAGTCTTAATCCGTTTCATCTTTAACAATTGGTTCGCAAGTTTTAAATTACGAATCTCACGAATGTCAATTGCATCCTCAAGATTAATATCTCCTTTTGCTAATGCCATTTGTATATTAGCTTCAAGCTGTGCTTTCTGCTCTTCATCAGGTGAAATCTCAATAAATATACCAAAGTCATATATATAAAGGTCTTTAATCTCATTCAATATAGAGACATTGTATTTACCAATTTGATTAGCAAACTCATCTTTAAAGTCTGCATATTCTAAAATATCACCTACACGATAAGTTAAAGCCTCAGCTAATGAACGATAAATGAACAAAGAAGCATCCAAAATATGTCTTGTTGCTGTATTTGAATTTAAAGCAGCTAATTTTTGTAGACCAACTAATGAATTAGGGTCAGGGTTAGAACCATCTCTTGCTTCATTAAGACCTGTTACAGACCTAATCATATCAATGTAATGATTCATGTTAGTAATAAGCATCTGCGTTTTACCTATACCTGAGTTAGAACTTAATTGAGTAATAGGTACTCTTGCATTATTAAAGTCACCATCCTGAGTAAAACTACGTCCAATTACACTACCTGTTTGGAAGTATAACCTAAGTGCATCTTCAGGATTATAAGCATTACCTGTACCTAAATCAATCTCATTTAATCCATCGGCATCAATAAATACTCCATCAGGAACAACTCTTGCAATTACTTGTTGAAGTTTTAAGTGTGTAATTTGAATCAAGTCAGCAAATGGTATCATTCTTCTGCATAGAGATTCAATAACTCCCTTATACATACGTGGAGCACAAGCAACATAATTAGGCAATGCGTGTTGAGATGCGGACTTAGGACGAACCATATTCTCAGACATCTTCCATTGTAATAGCATACTAGTACCCATTACCATGATACCTTCATACCAAACGTCAATAGTTTTTTCAATTTTTTCAAACTTACCCTCTTCCATCATTTCAACAGGAGGATTAAAGTTTTCATCTTTCTCAATAATTCTTGAACCACCACCCTCAAGTATCTTTTTCTTATAAACTACTTTCTTGGTAGATTTATAATTAAAATACATTAATGTACAAGTGTCACGATAAAACAAACTGTTCTCATAAAATTGAGCAACATTGTAATAATCATACCATCCTTGACTGTATTGAGTAATTTCTTGTAAATCTTCTTTAGTAAGAGTAGGGTCAATTTTCATTAACTCTGTTAATGAAACAGTCTTAATCTCACCCCAATAAAAACAATCTCTAAAGTAAGGGTCTTCTGTGTAACTATAAACAATGTTAGCAGGGTCTACATAGGATACTTTAACACCCGCTCCTTGTAAAAACTCATGCTTTGCAACACCAAGACCTATAACAGTAATGTCATAGTCACTTCTTTTTCTGATGTCATCGTAATGATTGTTATCAAATATTGTATTGATTGCCTCTTCTTCTGCTATCTCAATAGCAGGTTTATAATTAAGTTGCATATATAATGACAATTCCTCGTCAGTATTTGGTAGTTTATCAGGTTCCATTAAAAATGGATTAACACCTGTTAGTTCTTGAATCTTTGTAAGTACAGGTTTACCTGCCATTTGAGTTTCAAGCATATCTTGGTATTTGCTTCTTTTAGATTGAGACATTGCATCCTGTGCATACGCCTTAACCTTAAATAATCTATCAGACATACCATTGACAACAATGTCAATAAATTTAGGAAGTATAGGAACCGGAGTCCAATCTAAGTTTAAATAAGATAAGTCACCATCAATAGCTAGTTCATTTTTATATTTTGCAATTGATTGTTCGCCACGAGCATAAAGTCTAAGTCTACGGAAATCTCTCCATTGACTGTAATACCTACAAGAGCTACCATCTTTTCTGAACCACTCATATTGGATAGCTTGCCCCACTTGTAACCCAAATGCATCCGAAGCCTTCTCTGCATCAGTTGCTAACTGACTTGGGAATGAAGTGGAATTTATCTCTATTTTTATGTCGTTTTTCATCTAATCAATTGACTTGTTGTTCCTTCGTTTGTATACTTAGCGAAGTTAATAATTAATTTTGATTCTTTTTTCTCAGGAATGTATAGGTGCTTTTGATTAGCCATTATGCACAATCCTGAACTAATAGATGCATCAAATGTTGTTCTGTCGTTTATATCAAACTTTGCCCAATCTTCAAGAGTCCTTGTAAATGGCATTGTTCCCATCTCTTCAGGGTCTCTATACTTAGCCTCTAAGTCTAATCCAACGTGTTTTTCTATGTACGATTCAATTGCTGAAGCGTGTGATTGCTTAACATCTTCTGAAGTATTTGGAATACCGCCCAATTCTCGTTCAGTCTTTGTCAGTTTAGCCATCTGTTTGTCAGGTCTATTAATAGAAAATCCTCTGTATCCTCTATTTTTTATATGATATAAAAGTCTTGGCTTATTATTTTCTACTAAGATAGGCATTCCGTAGAATATACAAGCCATAAGCACTTCCTCAAAAAATATCTCTGCCGTCTGTGGACGAGCAACATACTCCAAGAAAAACTCATTAACAGGAGCCTCATCCATGTGGAACTTAGTCATACCGTGCAATGCACCATTTGACCCACGTCCACCAACTACTGCTGAGATGTCATAGGAGTCACAACCAAATGACCCAAGGTGCTCATTGCCGGGATATTTAATACCATTACGTATATGCACATTGTTCTGCATATGTTTGGTTGGTGCCCAACTTATAAGGAATCTACCACGTGTGTCAGGAGTCCATATTACATCAGTATCTTTAATGCCATCTTTCCATGAGAATGACCCACGAGTAAGGTAGTGCTCCTTAATCATTGAGTCATTGTAGTCAATTTGTTGATATAGTTTGGTTAAGTTAAATAAAGACTGCTTACTTTCATCTCTAAAAGCATGAGATTGTGTCCTTGGAAACTGACGGTAAAATTCGTTTAACGCATCGGCATCACTCTTTAATGAGTCTACCTCAGCCTCCCAATAGTCTATTGCTCCATTTGTAATCCAATTGCCGTCAACCCCCATTACAGGTTCTTCAGGCTTTCTGAATACAGGATGACCATACCTATCAATAAAGCCTTCCATGTTCCATTCCATTGGAATAAACAAGGAATATAGACCACTCTTAGTCTGTCCGTTGGCATTTCGTTTTGATATATCTGAATCTTCAAACATATCTTTATAGTTCTGCCCACCTTTTGATAATGCATTTGAGGTAGACCCCATCATACACTTACCAATAATCTTGCTGCCTAATCGAAGACACGTCTTAGTAACACGCCAATTCTCTTTGATGTTTACCGGCTTAGTCCATTTTCCCGATTCGTCATGTGCCAATAATAATAATTTTTCTCCATCATAGGAGTTGTCATCCGTATTTTTCCAATCTATTGACGTGTCAAGACCTTCTACTTCTGTATCATCAGCATCATACATATTCTTTTTGGTAATCTTGGTTGCCGGTATTCTGAATGATAACTCTGTTTTAGGTTTATCCATACCATCCATAATAGGTTTGAAAAAAAATGGAAAACGACTATTAATAGGAACAACCTTATCCGTAAACATTTTTTTAGCATCGGGTCCCGTCTTTGATAACATACCTATACGTGCATTTCGTGCAAGCGTACCTATGTTTACACACTCCGATGAAGCCATAAAAGAAAATCCTGAACGTCTTATCTTTAGATAGATAATGCCAAATGACCTTGGGTCAGCACGACAGGCTTCCCAAAATATCCAATAGAGACGATTGGCTTCACGAAAATCAGGGTAGCCAACGTCAATACTTGACCACTGCAAGTACGTATAATGAGAGCCTGTTATGTAAGTCTTTACGCCATTATTCATGAACCAAAAACCTTGCTCACGAAAATCAAACTCGTTTTCAATGTAATCTACCCAACGGTTTTTAAATTCTTTTGGCTTTTCGTTCCATTGAAATATGGATTGTATTCTTGCTAACTCACGGGGGAGTTCTTGGCGTTCCCAATATTGCTCAACTTTTGATACGTGTCTTTGAAGACACTTATTGGGAGTGGCAGGCAATGCTATTTTAAGTCCTTCAATATCTACTATCTCTCCTATCTCACCTGTCTTTGAGATTACTGTAACATTGTATTGT